GAATGCTTTATTAAATACGCTCGCTGCTTTTGTTTGTTTAGCTGATGCCATTGATCTAGCTAACGCTTTTGTAAGTCTAGTAGAAAGTTTATCATAAAGATTATCTTCCATAGCTTCCTCAGTGATTGAGAATGCCATAGCGACAGTTTCATGATTGTATCTTGCTACCCAACCTTCTCCAGTGTCAGCATAGTTTACAGCTTGACCTTCAAATTTTACAGAAGCTTCTCCAAAACCTGGGAAAAGAACTTCTTCTTCGAAGGCTCTATTTGATGTTTCCTCATCGAACAGTACGGCATGCTCGTTTTCGTATCTAGAATACTCTGTACCGAAAATTGCATGTAAGCCAGGTACTAGTTCTTTAAGGATTTGACCTCTTGATATAGCCATAGTTATTTACTCCTTATATTACGCAATACCTGTAACGCCTGTAGCGCCCATACGGTGTTGATGTGAATTAATTCTTACTAGAATGTCCATAGTAGTTCCAGCAGATGAGAAACTTAAATCAGTTTCTGCACTACCTAAAAGTTGTAGTGGGAAAGTGTTTGTAGTTGCTATCGTGCTG